GTCTCCCCCTCATGCGCCTTCAGGTACATGTATGGCTGGAACCCAGTGATGCGCAGCCGAGCAACGTCACCGTTGTGCGTCCGTCCAAAGGCGTCCACGGCGTACTTGTAGGCCACATCATGCTCGATCCAGTCGCACGGTTGAAGATATATTTTTTCCATGTCGTCAGGTGTGCCGTGAAGCTGTATGGGTAACGGAACATTCGTTTTTCTTCTGGCTTCTTCAATAAGAGGATGTTTCATGTCAATTCACGATTAAGTCCAGGCGACGCGTCGCTGCCAAGTATGTCGCAGCCCCAGTCGGGGTGCGGAGGTGCCTCTATCTTCCGATCTGCCGCAGAACATCTCGGCATCATTCCGCGAGGAAACATGGGCAACCAGCCTGAAACGGGATGTGCCGTGGACGTCCAGAGCCGGCTGATGTGGGGCGACCCTGACACGCAGCGCCCCAAGGGAGCCCAGCAGCTGTTCCCGCGCCCGTTTGCCACGACGCCGTTCATGGCGATGGGCAGCGTGGAAGATGTGCCCGCGCAGAGCAAGGTCATCTTTGGCCACTCCACCGCCAACCGCAAGAGCATCCAGACGGTCACTGACTCTCAGTTTCCGGTGTTTGAGCCTCTTCTTCAATCGAAGGCAGACGACATTCCTGGAAACAATTACTTTGTGGAGCCGTTCCTTCGTGGTGGTCTGGCGTCGCGTCTGATATCGCATCAGCGCGTTGATTTGAAGTGATGGACGCCTGGATGCGGTTTTCCATGTTTTCCATGGTAGGCCGTAAGCTGTTCAGGTATGCTTCTTCCGGCTTAATGTCGTCTCGGATGCGTTTACGTGGCAGCGCCGCGACTTTTGAAGATGGACACGGGACGTTCTCTACGATCTGGTGGACTGCCTCTACCACGTCGCCGTCCACTTGGTCAAGCACACGTCGCGCCTCCTCCTCAAGGCATCCAGTCAGCGTTATGATAAGAGCAATTGGGTCACTCATATTTTATCGTATGAAATGTAAACAGTGTGAAGATGCGTTTCATAGATGCATTATGCCCACCCGCGATGCTGTACCTGCTGTTCGTGACGATCCAGATTGCGCTTGACCTGTCGCTTGGGCTGCTGACGACTGCCGCCGTCAAGACAGTGCTTGGCGTGGCGTCGGTTGCCATCCTCGATGCCCTCTGCGGAGTGGACTTGGGCGTCGTGTCGTGGGCGATTGTAGCGACGCCGTTCATCGTCACCGCACTCGCAACCTCTATTTCCCTAGGGCTCGGCATGGATAAAAAGGTCGCGTCCAAGGTGAAGGAGACGTTTGCCCTGTCGCCGTACCCCTCCAAGGAGACCGACGATGTGACCGTCACAATGTCGTCGCCCAAAAAGGAGGGCGATGAGTACCCATTTTCAACAAGCTCTCCAGTATAATTCAATGAATTCATCTGTTATTCGGAAGCTTAGACAGGTTGAGACCGAAACTCGCGAACGGAACATGTCGCGGAGAGATCCAGAGGACCAGCCGAAGTACAGCATGCTGTACACGCTGTACACGTGGATCTTTCACTGCCGACGCAGCGTGATCAAGACGCTATTTCAGGAAGACGAGCCAAAGAAGGTGTTTGAGATTGAGCTCCCAGAGCCCGAGTATCCTTGGCTGTGCGTGTTCGCCGACGACGAGGACGTGACTGATGTCATCAACGACAAGATCCTCGCGCACGTAAAGCTGTCGACTGAGCTGCTCGAGGCGGTGACGGGACTTCGCGACGTGTCGTGGAGCTACATGGACAGTCGGACGTTTGAAGTGGTTCCAATTGTATCGTCAGAGCAAGTAAAGGATGAAGGTGCCGGTACCGAACCCGCGTCTGACACAGTACCTGATACGTAACGCAAAACACTACTTCAAAGAAGCAGAAGAGTATGTGAGTTTAAAAAGCACCTACGAAGAACTGAGTTGGTGGACGATATTCGACATGGCGTCTCCGCTCATAACGATCGTGTTTGCGCTGGTAACGAAAAAGTTTCCGGACTTGTTTTCGATTTTGGGGGTTTATAAGTCAGTTGAACATTGGGTTAATTATTTTAGGTATTTGGAGTTGAGGTCTTATTTCGGGGAGTGGAAAGCGATTGTGGATGCAGTCGGAGGGCCGTTTATTTCGACTAACGATCCAACCTACATGGCGTACGTGTACGCTGACGGTATGCACAGAATTCACACGTCTACGTTTTCAAATGTCGCACGTCGCCCAGGGCGTGTCCCAGCCTGACCATGTGCGCTCGCCGTGCTCCTTCTCGGCCATGACTTCACGATCATACGCCTCGCCAATCATCCGCGCCTCTTCCTCTTCCGGAAAGAAGAGGTACCGGAACTCATCTGACAGCTGGTACTCTTTGTCCTCCACGCACGCCCGCACTTCATCATCTGCGTCCGTGTCGTGGATGTACAACTGAATATCGTCCTTCAGCGACCACTTCTTCGTCTCAACAAGTTCCAGTAGTTTAACCATGAACTTGTTGAGGTGTGCGTTGCGACCTGCGAACTCGATTTGCTTCTGCGTGTGGTTGATGAAGAACTCCATTTTAGATTGCTGCTGACCTGTTGTGACCTTTTCAAATCCGTTTTACGTGGGCTTCACGTTGAACGCACCGAGAGCCGGACCGCCGTCACCTGTCTTGGTGCTTACCGGCACGTAGTCCGCAATGCCGCGCACGCCGGATCCTTGGTAGGACGCAGACACGGCCCCCCAGTTGCCGCCGCCACGGTGACGACGACGACGCGTGACCTTGCGGCTCTTGCGGTGGCGCTTGCCGCCAGCGTACGCGGGCGCCTTGGTTTCGGCGCCGGTAGCCCACAGCGGCGCACCAGTACCGACTTGGCCGTTGAAGCCGTAGTACCCTCCCTTCTTGACCGTCTTGCGACCCTTCTTATGCGACTTCTTGTGAGGCATTTACTTCTATTGAGAGAAAAACTGTAAATCTTGGGACATTCTAATTTGGGTATGGTAATAAACGATGAAACCTTATTCTTCTTCGATAACGTCATTCAATACAATATCTTCACGACGTTCGTACATTTTTTTGTGGTCATCGTACATGTCATCTGATGTTGAAATGAATACATGACTTCTGTCTTCACTCACAATGTGAGGAAGAAGGTTCTCTTCCAACCATTTTTCAGAATTATTATACACATCCACTTGAAAGATACGAATTATTTTGTATCCTTCCGCATCAGCTTTTTGCATTTTGTAAATGTCTCGTTTAATTACTTCATCTAAACATGCCCAATTTAATACTTTTTCAAAGTGTTGTCTACCGTCAAGTTCTATTATAATTTTAAGAGAGCGAATACAAAAGTCAAATGGCAATTCGCGTTTGTGTTTACACCAAGATTGTTTAAAACCGTGAACAACGTCTGGGTAATATTTTATTAAGAATTTTAACAGTAGCAGTTCTGTCTTGTGTTTGCAAAAGGGGCATCCCGTTCTTTTTGTTGTTCTTGATGAAATTGCTTGTATATATTTATGATTTTTATCCTGTTTACAAATCCAGTGAACTTTAGCGTTTGTTCCAAATGTATATTTTGATGGATGGTTTTTATTTTGTTCACAATCCCATTCCGAAAGTATATGTGGATGCGTGTATTCTATGGAATTATGACTACAAAACTTTTTATTTGTTATCGAACAATACGGACATCCTTGGTTACTAATTGTTTTACAATGTACCACTTGTTGATACTCGTGAAGACATCCTTCTTTACAGGTCCTAGGACATAACCACCATACTTTCCTACTTGACCCGCTACTAATTAAATTAATATCTAAATCTTTATTTTTAGTTGGATGCCATTCGCTTGCAATTTCCGGATGAGTATATGCTATTGACATATGTTCACATAGTTTTCTATTACTACAATAAGGACATCCGGTATCTGTAGCCAAATGATGTATCGATGTTTGCCATTCATGACAACATCCATGAGAACATTTCTTCGGACATAACCACCAAATTTTTGTATGACAACCTACCGTCACATTCGATGGTAATAGAGTTCCGTTCTTAGTCGGATGCCATAACTTAGCCACATTAGGATGCGTGTATTCGATGCTCATATGTTTACATATTTTCATCGTATTTTGAACACAATATTGACACCCGCTATTTTTATTACATCGTTGATTAACAATTGACTGATACTCGTGAAGACATCCTTCGGGACAAGTTTTGGGGCAAAGCCACCATACCTTTCTACCTGATCCCCGTGTAAAATTTTCAGGTTTCAGATCGCCATTCTTAGTTGGATGCCATTGCGCCGCAACCTCAGGATGTGTTTCTAAAATTGATTTCTTAGCCATCTTAACGTTACTAAAGAAGGAAGTAGAGTTATATGTTTCCGTTTTAAACCAAACTCCAGCTGCCGTCGCCGTTGTCTTCGCACACCGCCTCAAACACATCCCCGAGCGTCTTCAGCAAACGCGACGTCTTCATGTCCGGCACGCGCAAGTAAGCGTTGCGACCTCTGATCTCGTAGCAATCGGGCATCGGAAGCTTCGCAACAACCACCTTCTGGCCGCTTCCTTCCTCAAAGAAGCCGCTCTTGCCAATCTCGTCCAAGTAGATCTCGTAGCCCCGCACAGGTCCAGTGTACTCGCTCTTGTGTCTTAGCTTGATCGTGGCAGGCGTCTCAAACACGAACGTCTTCAGCCAAGCACTCAGCCACTCGTGTCGCTGCTGGAAACTCGAGCACGCAAACACACAGTTTGAATTGTACATCCATATATCGGCCACCACAAATTCGGTCTTGGAGACCTTTTCAACGCGCAAAAACGTGTCGTTACACACGCGCTCGTCTACGCAGCACGGAACCTTGTAACACTCCTGTGATGTGATCCACATACACACAGGAGTGTTGTTGTCATATGTAAAAACTAACCATCCCGGTTTGCCGGTTGTTTGGGGGACTCTGAATGAATTACGTGCCTGGGGGACGGGTTTCTTGAAGACCGTCCGGTAGGCCGGCGTCCAGTCGTGACGCCGTTGAATTTGGCAAAGGACGGGATTCATATGCGGGTAGTTGTACTTCTTGCTCGGGCTGTATGAAAGCGGGAGCCGGCGGTGGCGCGGCAAAGCTGGGCGGGGGTGGCGGAGGGATGTGTGACGCAACCGCAACCTGCTGCTGCTGTGGGACCGGAACGTCACGGTAAATCACCTTTGGCTCGGGCGGGTACATGATCCGAATGGCGGCGAACGTCACTAGATGTAGCAGCCCCATCACCGCCAGTGTGGCGAGTGCGACGTAAAATACATCCAGTATGATCATTCTTTAATCAATAAACAGGTTTCAAGGTCACACTTCAGAACGCGCAGGCGTCGGTTCAAATGACATACGCCGCATGCTGATACTGGACGGATTTATACTCACATGCTCCACTGGCATGATAACTACGCGTGATGAATGTAGCCGCTTACGCTGTGTATTGCGCTGGTAGGTCGCAAGCCCAACTACAACAATTGCCAGACCGGCAACGGCTCCTAATGCAATTGCTACTGCGTGATTGCTCCCATCTGTCTGTGCTGGTTGAGATCCAGGTTGGACTACCGCGATATTGCCTGCAACACTCGCCGTGGCACTGGCACTTGAAGTTGTCGTTCCGTCAGGAGTTGGAAATGCAGTTAACGACATCGTATGGCTAGGGGTAACTGATGGTGACCCAGACGTTGACACAGATGGAGATGTGGATACGGATGGCGTGTGTGTCTGACTCTCAGATATGCTACCAGTTGTCGTGACTGCAGACGTGGGTGAGTAACTTACAGAATACGATCGAGACATGGTTTCAGAAGGGGAATTCGATCCAGAGGACGCCCCAGATAACGAGGAAGTAGGTGTGGGTGAAATCGTACTTGTCAAGGAAGACGATGCTACGTTCGAAGCGCTTCCAGTTGTGGTTCGGGACGATGTCGTGGAAGGCATTGCGGTTCGATTTGCGGAGGGAGACGGTCTCGTGCTTGGACTTGTGCCGTTCATCACAACATTCAGTTCTGGCAGAACAATCGATGCGATGTAATTTAATCCCGGTCGACTTGTTACCACAATTGCTTTGAACGTGACTGGACCTGTGTTTGTATTTGGCGACGTCCAAGATGTTTTTACCGATCGCACAAAATCATTGTTTGTATGGGTAATTCCGTTTGGGCATGAAATCATCGAACGAGCATGAAGTACACTTTCCGCATCGACCATTAGTGTACCTGCACCTGTTGTCATATCAGACACGGACTGAAAGTTGGACCGCTGTAGAACGCCCTTCCCAACGTTCATCACAAATCCGCGAAAACATGACTGCGACGAACATGCTGCGGTACTTGTGTTGGTAGAACGCAGGATCACCGAGTAGTTTGTATTTGGCATGTAGGATTGAATACGTTGCCGGGAAGCGTCTTGTACAATCAATACGTATGGATCAATTGTCATAACTCCTCCAGCCGGTTGTTGACAACCCACAGGGGTACATCCATTCGCCCATGCTCCGTGCTGGGGTTGGTTCACACATGTGTCAACTCCTGTGCTGTACGCACGTGCCGACAACGCGGTTAAAAGTCCTGTCAATAGTCGAAACATTGTTTTATACACACATATAAAGTTAAAACTCTATCTAATCTACATACAAAAATGACTACCGTCGAGGAATTGAAAAAGGTTGAGCCTATTTTAGAGGATGTGGCTGTGCGTATAGTGGATGGGCGGGCGTTTTCGTGCTGGGGCTGGACTGTTCATATCGCTCGCACCAAGACGGTCCCTGTTCCTCCCAAACCAGAGGATGCTCAGAAAGTAGAGAGTATTTGAGCGTCTCCAAATGTGCAGGCTTCGGAAGAGTTCCCCACCAAACTTCCGTTTCAATATTGATTTCACCTTCCGTGTCTGTCGTAAAAAAACGTTGGCGTTTCGATAATTCGGGGATATAGCACCAGCCGTCGTGTGCCCAGATGCGTGTGACTGGGATGCTGTGTTTAGACGCTGGAACCTTGTAGTTCCGCACCGTCGTGTTCATTTGTGTTTAGATGGTCGGATGGACTTAAACCGATTGCCGTGCGAATTGGCTGACAAACCTTGATGATGTCGCACAGAATTTTGGTGTCGTAGAACGATCCGTGAAGGCGGGACTTTAGCGGTTTCTTTCGGAACACGTGCTCGTACAGCTCGCTCAGCTTCGGGGGCTTTGCGCCAGGGTAGCCGCTCGGGTACGGCAAGTTACACATGGGTCGCGCAATGCGCATCGTACAATACTTTGGCTTGACAAATCCCTCAAACACATGTCCCAAATCCCAGCGCATCGCGTTGATAATCACGTTCTCGTCAAACTCCAAATTGTGTGCGACGAGAGCATCGTATTCAATGTTCAAGAACTCTTCCATCACCTCACCTAGAGGCGCGCCGTACCGCTCAGCGTACGAATGAAGAATACCGTGAATGGCCGTTGATTCTGCCGGAATGGTCCAGTGAATGGGTTTGATGTTGTATGTTTTCTGAAGGACCACCTTGTTTCGGTCGCTGTCGTAGACCATCCACGAAATGGACACGATGTGTGGCCAAATGTGCGGCTCAAGCCACGCGCTCTGGCGTTTCTTGGGAAGACCAGTCGTTTCAGTATCGAAAATAAGGACGCGCATCTTGGAGTGTTGAGTACATCAGTTCTTACGAGACCAAATCCGTTTTACGACGCAAACGTCTTTTGTGTTTGTAGGATGGCGTGGATCCACTGCGGCACATTTTCAATCACGCGCTGGACGGTGAGAATGTCGTGCGGCACTTTGGCGTGGATGTCCAGCGTCGTGCTTTCGCAGATAAACAGCATGGCGGTGGTCAGGAAACACAGGCGCTGTTTCATACACGCCGGTTTCCAGCGGAGACAGTGTATTTTGAAGAGCGCATCAATGTACGGCGTGAACATACCTGTTTGGGGCGACGTCTTGACCGCGTCGTGAACTACGTCCCACAGAAGCCACACAATATTGTGCGAGTGCGCGTCGTCAATGAACGGGTTGGGGCGCGCGTTACATGCCAACTCAACCTTGTGCTGCTTCTTACAGTGACTGGCGTACTTCAGGAGCCAGGATGTCCAGTACAATGCGCGCGTCAAGTCGCGCGTCTCGGGACGCAGACAGAAGACCAATTCGTTCATGGGCACCACCAGTTCCAGCGGGTCGTTTTTCATGTTCAGATGACGCCCGTAGTTGGCAGACGGCGCCTTCAAATTCTCTTGGATCGTGAGTGGCTGGAAATCGTGTTCCGGTTTAATTTTCGGAGTGGGCGGGAGTTTGTTCTTGCGACAGAATGCAGTCGTTGCGCCTGCCTCGCACACCAGCGTCCGGACCGCATGGTTGTTGCGTATGCCGGTCATTGTCAGAGTGGAGTACTGGCCTTCGTAAGTCGAGAATGCCTCGTACTTTTGAACTAGGTACAGGAACACGTTAGGTGCCGCACGGTTGATGTGCTTGGCGGCCGACTCAAAAAGCGTTTGCCATAGGGAGTGTACGAGCCCAGAACACAACAACTCGAGCGTCCAGTAACATGTGTAATCCGCATGCCCGAGTTTGATGTTTTCTTCAATCACCTTGTACACGTGTGACCGAAGGTGTCCTGAGAACGTGAACTTTTGGAAATCCACCACTGTGCGTGGATCGTGGACGTCCATGCTATTGTTTAGACCAAGGGAAGGTCCATTCGGTCTTTTCACCGCGCGTGTAGATCACGACCATCAATCCGGCAAGCAGAACGAAGAACGCGAGGACGTGTACGAACTGAAACGATCCTCCTACAATGTAGATGCCCAGTGTGATCACTGCCGTGACAAGTAAGATTTGAAGCACGCGTTTCACTTTGAGCGAACTTTCCAGCTCATCCTTGTTGGCGCTGATTTTTGATTCCAACTCCTTCATTTTGCGCGTCAGCTTCTCGCGCTCACCTTCCTCCGACGTCATCATGTTCTTGTACGTCTTGGCGGTGTCCACGAACTCCTTGGCGCTCAACTGATTGGTTGTGTCGCCGTCGTACGTGGACTTCAAGTGGGACACGATGAGATCGCGCTGCTTGTCGACCTCCGGAATTTCAGAGTACTTGGTGGTGTCTGAATTCTCCGGAGCCGCGGATTTCACCACACTCATGATGGTGTCTGTGAGTGCGGCGTAATTCATTGTTATTAGCTCACAGGGAAAAACGACAAGTTCATGCCCCGAGCAGTCAGCACTGGCAGCACGCCACTCACAAGGTACCCGCGACTGTTGATGCTGTCCACAATGGGTTTCGTGCGCACACGACGGAACCCGCTGATTGTCGCGGTCGAGTTGGCAGTTAAGATCGCCGCACCAGCTACGGTTAACGAATCTGCTGCGCAAGATACCACTGCGAACGTTCCGTTGTATGCAGGCGAAACGTGTGTTATAACTACATTCGCAGACGAACTTCCACTTGTTGCGACTTGTATAGTTTGATATGTAATAGACCCACTAGTTCCACTTATAGTGCTTGTCAGGACGGTAAACGTTCCGTTGTAATTGGCATCGCTGTGAGACGCAACAGTGATGGTGTCGCCTACAACAAACGCTCTCTTGTCACTAACAGGTGAAGTGTATGGGAACGTGACGATAGATCCACCCGACGTGTTTCCAGTGTATGTGGTCACATTAAATACGATTGTACCTGCGGCAGTTGAAGTTGCGTTAAATGCTGTCGTCCCACCACCGTTAACATTTGACACAACTAATCTGATCTGTGTTGAAGATATAACCTCACTAATTCTGTAATAGTCGGTGGTAGTTAACCCGCCAAAAGCCGCCCCACTCGAACGAAGCAATAACATGCCCACACGCAATGTAGCATTGGCAGTAGTGCTTGAGATTGTTACAATGTCGGTATTAATAGTAGTATCTGTCGCAGTTGTTTGAATTGTGGCGGCAGTTGTGGCTGGGGTAGTCGCTGTTAATCTAGGAGCGCTTCCAGTCACTACGATACCGTCATTCACAGCAAACGGAATGTCATTCTGTGCGGCAAAATTGTAGGTCATCGTAGTTCCGTCTCCGGAAGTGCTTGTAACTGCCAACTGGAACGGATCCCGCGCGAACTTCTCGGACGTTAAGCCGTTCAAAACTGCGCGGTTGCGTCTCATGGCTGTAATCATTGAGGCGTCCGTTCCGGGACCCTTTTGCTTTCCGTTCTTAAAGCCGTCAGATACAAGTGTCGGCATTTATTTGTATCTCTACAAAATGTAATGAACGCCTCGGAGTTCCAAAGCGCACGGGCCGAGCGCATCAAGGTATTTGACAGGGATTATAAGACCTTAAAGGAGCAGTACGGCACTGCTTTGAAAGCTGCGATCGCAGAGCAGGACCGCGCGACACAGTGTGTGCGCATCAAGGAGGTACTGGACGTCAACAAGAAGCTGACGCAGCTGGTTCAGGGAGTGCTGGTTGGGTCAGGCGACGGCGGGTGTAAGTTGACTCCAGAACGCATTCGGGCCTTGCGCGCCGACATTGAAAAGTACAAGGCCCAGCACGCGGAAATCCAGCAGGGACGCGACCGAGTGTTCGCGCTGCGCCAGACACTCGCGCTGGAAGAGCAAAAAGTGGACATTGTCCACGGTTCTCAAATGTTGTATTTAGGTCTTCTTATCATCGTGTTGCTTGTTTTAGTGCTTGTGGTCATTCGCTCAGGCATCCGCAGCGCTTTCAACGCACAGTCGGTATCGTCGGTTGTCCCCGGACGTTTCACATAGCCCCAGCACTTCAATCACTTGACCGGGTCGGGCTCCGATCCATTTAGCCATCGGGTCTTGGCAGTCAATCTTCGGAATGCGCTTCACGTCCGGAATGTGGAACTCTTTCAACATGGCTGCAGTTTCCTCGACTGACATCACGCGATGCTTCGGCTGCTTGCGGTGTGCCGAGATGTCAAACTGAAGGTGCCGCATCTCAAAGATTTGAATGAGCGGCTGGGTCGTGTCGGCCACATACCGCCTCAGCGCCGTGAGAACCGAATCGGACGACCGTGTAGGCGTCACGATAATCATGCCGCCGCTGTAGTCGTTTTCGGTTGCGAACGCCAGCAGGTTGTTCAGTTCACGTTCAGAGACGCGTGTCTTCTCGCTGAACACCACCAGCACGCCGCCGTAGGTGAACATGTGTGTCTCATCTGCCGGATTGGCAACCTGCTGAAACCCGTTTGCGTCCACGACACCTCGGTTCTTCAAAATGATCTTGAGTGTTTCAAGTGCGCGTGCCTCTTCCATGATTGTCTTATTGTTTAACGACCATGAAAACGTGTATCCATTTTTTAGTGACATTAATGTTAAAGGAAATGCGGACAGTTATCGCCATGATTGTTCTAGCCAGTGTAATTGTATGGTTTGTCGCAACAAACTCGCGACCGGTGGACTCGGTGAAACGCGAAGTGGTGATGAAGACACTCGACGCCGAGCCAGCGTCTTCGTATGAGCAGAAGACGAACCACTACCCCATGCCCTCTTACAGTATGGGTCCCGTGTCAGGGTTCGAGACACCGTTTCGTGTCAATGCGTGGCACGCGTACATGGAATAACTTACACATCCGCGACAGACATTAACTAAATGCGGTTTCACGTACTCTCGCTGCCACACACGATCACCCGTAAAGACTACTCAGCATGCGCGTTCACGATGAAGGCACTGAAGTTCTGTAAGATGATGATGGCGCGTGGACACACTGTCTACCACTACGGCCACAAGGACTCGGAAGTTGACTGTACCGAGCACGTTCCCGTCACGTTCGACGAGGATCTAGAGAAGGCTTACGGAAAGTATGACTGGAAGAAAAATTTCTTTCAGCACAACACTCAGGACCACGCCCACCAAATTTTCAACCAGCGCGGGATTGTGGAGGTCGGGAAGCGTAAGCAGCCCAACGATTTCCTGCTGCTGTTCTGGGGCTATGCGCACGCGCCCATCATGCACGCCCATCCAGATCTAATTGCGGTGGAGCCGGGCATCGGGTGTACAAATGAGCCGTGCACCAAGCAGTCAATCTTTGAGTCGCATGCGGTGATGAACGTAGTGTACGGGAAGTACAACAAGTCGCCGCACTGGTACGACGCCGTCATTCCAAACTACTTTGATCCAGCCGACTTTCAGTTCAACCCAAACCCGAAGGACTACTTCCTGTTTGTTGGGCGCATCATCGAGTCCAAGGGCATTGGCATCGCGGTTGAAATCACAAAGCGAATTGGTGCGAAGTTGCTTGTTGCCGGACAGGGTGATTTGGCCCAGGTGATGGGACATGTTCCTGACCACGTGACGTGTGTCGGGTACGTCGAGCCGGCTGCCCGCTCTGAGCTGATGCGAAACGCAAAGGCCCTCATTGCGCCGACGCACTACAATGAGCCGTTTGGAGGCGTGACGATTGAGGCGCTGTTTTGTGGAACGCCCACCATCACGACCGATTGGGGCGGGTTTGCGGAGAACAACATCCACGGCGTCACGGGATACAGGTGCCGCACAGTTGAGCAGTTCGAGTGGGCTGCGAAAAATATTGACAACATCTCTCGCAGAGCGTGCCATGAATGGGCTTTGAATAATTTTTCACTGGACCGTGTGTCTCTGATGTACGAGGAGTACTTTGAAACACTGGTCAAGATCCACGACGGGAGTGGTGGGTTTTATGCTAACAATCCGGGACGAACTGAGCTGGACTGGCTGGTGCGGTACTACCCGCTGGAGGCCGCGACTACAGAACCAGCGTCGTCTTCTCGCGAGGGTGTTCAGGAAGTGACTGTTCCGATCGATGTTTCTGGACCAGAGACCACGTCTCTTGGAAAGACGACAGGTTCGTTGCCAGCCATTCCGGGTCCTTATCGACGGTCTGAATCTTATACTTCGTAAGCGCCCAGAAGAACATCTGTATCTGGAACATGTCCACGTCACGTAACACATCATCCTTCCAATCCGAAAAGCTGCGCGTATCGCCGATATCCTTGTATTTCACACTTCCGTCCTCCAAGACCACGTAGACGGATTTGTACTCTGCGTCAGTAGTTAGCCACTCCGAATACGGCATCGCCTTGAATTTGAACTCAGCGTATTCGCATACATTGAGTCCAGAACACGCCATTTGTAGCTGCATTTGATGGTAGTACGCTGACGGCACTTGAGTGCTGTCGTCAAAGTCCCGCGAAATCGGACATTTTATCTCGATCAAATGACCATACAAAGGATGTGATACGTCTTTTGATACCAGAATGCCGTCAGGAGATGCGCCCAAGAAAGCATGGTCGGGGTGGGGGATACAGGATGTGTCCACAACTGAAACGCCGTTAAGTCCTTCGTAGATCTGCTTTGCGATGGGCTCAAATTGAGTGCCCCACACGAGGGCACGTGCGCCTCCGCCTGAACCGAAGTCGCGAGGTACGAGTTTGGATAGAACGATCTCGTGGCGTGATGCGGGAGACGCATCCTTGACTGTTTTCCAAATCTCTGAGGCGGTGAGCATCTCGCTGCGCTTGGCGTGCCAAGCATCCGTGCGCTGGTCATTGTGTCCGTACTGCTCAATCAGCCAATTGACTTGTGTGTGTGCCATTATACATGTGTCAGTTATCTGATGTCGGCAAATTCGTTTTAAGGCAACCGATATTGGGAAGACAATGAATATCCAGTCACAGGAACAGTGGGTGCTTTATCGCCTAGAGCGGTTTTACGGAGACGCCGCGAATTTCGAGCGCGTCAAGTCGATCATCGAGGGCAACTCGGTGATATCGCTGCGTCTGATTGACTGGTTTGTAACTAACTACTCCAAGAAGCACAACATTTCGTACATGTCCGGCGACAGACACATTGTCGTGTACTTGGCGTACAAGTCGCACCTAAAAGCGTACAGCAAAAAGATGTTCGATCCCTTCTGTCGTTGGAAGCGCATCAAGTTCCATGAGATGGAAACGACTGTAGGTCAGCTGAATTTCTTCGAGTGGGCAATTCACGACGGCGTGCTGGATTACATCATGACCCACCACACAACCATCCACGACGACATGGAGAAGTGTATCCACGAAGAGAAGGAGACTGACGCGCCAAAGAAACGGCACGAGCTGTCGCGCAGCGCTACCAACTCGCTGAAGCACCACAATGTGCGTGTAACCGTCAAGTTTGATTAAGCGCCCTACACACAAATGCAGTCGCAGCGACGCAAAGGGCTGGTGTACCCCATAGAAAAAGGCATAGCCGATCACGATGACGACATCGATGCCGATCTGGTTACTATTGAAAGCCACTCGGTGTACCGGGGCATCATTGATCCTCGGTACACGTCACACGGTTTGGACGTCCAATGGCTGTACGACGACCTTCTGGACCGAGTCGGACTGATGGAGTACGAGAGCACTGATCGCGAGAAGTATTCTATCCTCTGGATACACGACAACCCGTACGGCACGTTTTTGCAGGAGCCCGATTGGACGTGTCGCGACAAGACAGTGTGGGCCTACATGACCAACGAAGCGTACCAGGATTGTTTGGAGGAGGACTTGCTGGCCAAGTCACTTTACAGCGACACTGTGCGCATCGTACTGCCGAACATGTTGCCGCGCATCCCGATATGCTTCTACTACTGTACATCTTGTAAAAAACGAACACTTTCAGCTCCTCACAGTTGTAAGGAATTGAAAAAGGGATTGTTCCCCCGGAATGTTTTGTTTTTGGATAATTCAGGCGTTATTTATGACCCGCCTCAGTCATCTCGAATTTGGTCTTACTTTATAGCGGCGCGACGACACGTCTCTTACGACCAGCCGGTGCGGGAGCAGGCGCAGGAGCAGGCACGTCGTCAAGATCAGGGATCTCAATGTCCAGCGCCGTATCCTGAAGTGGCTGATGATCAACGACCGCCTGGCTCTCTGTCAGAGGAGCCGCCTCCTCCTCCTCCTCTCCCTTCTCAAGATCATCCGCAAACACATTCTTTGCAGTCATCTGAGCCCGAGGGAACACCTGCGCATACGTGAGGCGCCAAGTAACGCCAAAGCCGCCTCCAGCGATCACGTAGATGGAGCCGCTCACGACCATGTTTGCCTCCACGCCCTTGGGGAATACGCTCAGTAGGTTGTTCGGGTACACGGGCATCGGATTGCCACGGTTGTCGATGACGTCGGCGTTCACGCGGTTGTCGTACACTGGGACCTTGATAGTGAGACTGGGAGGATACTTGCCGTTGGGAATGTACTCGCCATCGACGCGGTCGGCGGAGAGGCGCATGAGCGGCTTGAAGCTGTCGCGAACCGCCTCCTCAGAGCGCTTCTTGCCGAACCACTTGACGCTGTTCTCGACTGCGGTCTTGATGATCTTGTCCTCGAGATCCAGCAGGAAATTGTAGAGCTTGGAGTTGTCGTCGCTGTCAGAAGCACGGTCCTTGCCGTAAGGGTCGCATCCCTTGAGAGAGCCGATCAGCGTGTATGACGTGTTGCCCTCGGTCTCGCGAATTAGAACGCCGCCAGGGAACCCCATGCGAGGGAGGCGCAGCTGTAGGTTCTGACCATCGTACTTGATGTTGATGCTGGGGTTGCGTCCGGCCTTTGCCTGTCCTACGATCAGGTTCACGCGGGAGATATCCAGGTTGCGAACGTTGATAATTGCGTTGGTGCTCATCTTATAGCTTTCTGTTGGTGGGTGTACATGATATAACGTCTCTTGCGTGTATATCCGTTTTCAATGAACTGATACCAACATGATAATAATGAACACGTGTCTGTCCTGTAAGAACAAAACGAGCATTGAAAGATGTAAGCTCGCTCCCATCACAGGTCTGGCGTTTTGTGGCGTCCATGCGCGGAGCAAGAACCCTCGGATATGGTCCGTTGTCAATGACGTCGACAAGTACGCCGTGCGGATTTCAAAAGTGTGGAGGGGATATCGTGTGAGACGGCTGCTTAAACTTGCCGGACCAGGCGTGTTGAAGCGATCTGCGTGTCACAACGAAGAAGAGCTGGTCCTGCTGGAAGACGCGCGAAGTGTCCATCCGCTTAACTACTTTGCGTTCGAAGAAGGCGGAAAGGTGTGGTGGTTTGACGTTCGCAGCATCATTGGATGCTTGAACTCTGCGCTGGTCCCGATCAACCCCTACACGCGACAGCCGCTGGGGATAGACACGCGGTTTCGTCTCAGAATGCTGTACAAGTACCGCATCAACAATCGGCTTCCGACTGTCCACGAAGCTGCTCCAAGACGCAGCATTCAGGATCTAATACAGTACCAGTGGATGCGCGTCTGTCAAATTCTTCACGAGAACGGCTTCGAAGACCTCCATCCTAACACATTCGTGTCGATACCATCAATGACCCTTTACTACTTTCTCATGCTAATGCGGGAAGAGATGTTCGAGATTGCGAAGACACATCTGAAGTGCTCCAGGTACCGCAGGTTCGCCAGCATGATGAGACGAGAGATGGAGACGTTCGGACTGGTAAGTTCGCCATATATTCAAGTGGCAACGAGCTTGATAATTATATTGAACGACGTGGGTGACGTGTTTCCGGTGTGCGCAGCAATTGTTCGGAGCCTCGGCCGTTTGTGATTTAAACAGGTCACGACAGTAGAGAGTATACCAACGCGTTAAAAATGGCCCCTGCGAAGTCAACTGTTAATTCAAACACGATGCCTGCCACCCCCAAGAAGACCGCCGCCAAGCCCGCCGCCAAGACCGAGGTCACTGTCCCGGTCGCCGCCCCTGCGCCTGCCCCTGTTGCGGCGCCCGTCCCTGCCCCTGCCCCTGCCGCCGCGCCCGTGGTGGCGGATGCCCGCTCGGCGGATGCGATCCTGACGTCTGTCCAGGATGCCCTGAAGTCGCTGAACACTGAGGTGACTGGCCGTGTGCGTGCCCTGATCGCCGAGGCGGCGGAGGCCGTGAAGGCCGTCAAGCGCGCTGCCCGCGACTCCAAGCGCCGCGTGCGCAAGGACCCCGCCACGATGACGCCTGAGGAGAAGACCGCGTGGGAGGCCCGTCGCGCGAACAACGCGTTCCTGAAGCCCCGCCTGCTCTCCGACGAGCTGGCCACGTTCATGAGCCTGCCTGCCAAGTCGCAGAAGAGCCAGACGGACGTCACCAAGTTCGTCTCCACCTACGTGAAGGAGCACGGCTGCTTTGACCCCGCCCACAAGCGCCGCATCGTGCCTGACGCCAAGCTGGCCAAGCTGCTCCGCGTCACGGACAAGCAGGAGGTCACGTACCTGAACCTGCAGAGCTTCCTGAAGGTGCACTTCATCAAGACGGATGCGCCCAAGGCCGCGTAAACAAAATGGGGGCCCAACTAAAAAATATTAAAAAAAC